GCAACTTCTGCCTCTGCTATTCGTGGTTACTCAATTAATTTACTATTCATTGACGAAGCAGCATTTATTGAAAACTGGGATACTTTCTTTACGTCAGTTTATCCTACTATTTCATCGGGCGATGAATCAAAAATTATTCTCGTATCAACTCCAAATGGTTTAAATCACTTTTATTCTATTTGGCAAAATGCTAATGAAGGTAGAAATAATTACAAACCAATTAAAGTTATGTGGGAATCTGTTCCCGGTCGCGATGAAAAATGGAAAACCGATACTCTTGCATCTATGAACTTTGATACAGAAAAATTTCAACAGGAATACTGTGTTGAGTTTATGGGTAGCTCTGGTACTCTTATTGCTGGTTGGAAACTTAAACAATTAATTCATCAAAATCCATTGCATACTAGAGATGGATTATCAGTTTATTATAATCCAATAAAAGGAAATAGATATAGTGTTGTAGTTGACGTATCTGAAGGTAGAGGTTTAGATTATTCTGCGTTCCATGTTATCGACGTTACCCAAATGCCATATCAACAGGTATGTGTATACAGAAATAATTTAATTACACCTCTTGATTATGCTGAAATTGTTCATCAAGTAGCTGTGCATTATAACAAAGCACCAGTATTAGTTGAAGTAAATAATATGGGCGCTCAGGTTAGTCATTCACTTCATTATGATTTTGAATATGATAATATTCTGTTTACTGAAAATAATGGTAGAAACGGTAAAAAAATTAGTTCTGGTTTCGGCGCTGCAGTTGATATGGGTGTAAGAACTACTACTCCAGTAAAAGCAAATGGTTGTTCTTTGTTAAAATTATTGATAGAACAAAATCAACTTATTATTAATGATTTTCATACTATTGAAGAACTATCTAGATTTTCTCGTAAAGGTAAAAGTTATGAAGCTGAAGAAGGAGCGCATGACGATTTAGTTATGGGAATCGTTCTATTTGGATGGCTTTCAGAACAACAATACTTCAAAGATTTCACTGATATAAATACGCTTATGAGATTACGAGATAAAACTGACGAACAGATTATGCAAGATTTGTCTCCTTTTGGTTTTGTAGATGATGGTAGAGGCGATGATATACAAGAAGTTATAGATATGACTCCTCGTGGAAATTGGTTGTCAGATTTAAAAGAAGAATATTTATAAATAATTTAGACAAATTACCTTATCTTTTTTCCATGGAAGGAGAAATAAAATGCCATTTCAACTAAGTCCAGGTGTAAATGTTACCGAAATTGACCTAACAGGTATTGTGCCAGCAGTCGCCACAACAGATGGTGCAATTGCTGGTGTTTTTAACTGGGGTCCAATAAATGTTAGATATCTAGTTAATGATGAAACAACTTTAGTATCTAAGTTCGGTAAGCCTAATTCAAACAATGCAGAAACGTTTTTTACTGCTTCAAATTTCCTTTCTTATGGCAATCGTTTGTATGTAACACGTGTTGCTAATACTACTGACGCTGTCGCTGGTACTCTTTCAGCTGTTGCAAATACGGGCGCTGTAGGAAATCTTGTTTCTCAGGTTGTTCTTAATGGAAACAATTATGGCAGTCAGACATACGATGCTAACGTATTTTGGACAGCTCGTTACGCTGGCGCTGCTGGTAATTCTCTTAAAATTTCTATCTGCGATAGCGTTAATGCTTATTCTTCATCTCTTAAGATGGGCGGTTTAACTGCAACAGAAACTATTGACGTTTCAGCCAATCTTTCTGTTGGCATTGGTCAAAACTATGCAAATCTTGTAGTTACTCCAGGTGCTGGTGGTACTGCTCTAAACTGTAACACTTATATTAATAACCTTGTTGCTAACCTTACTATCGGCGATTATCTTTCCGTTGGTAACGTTACTATTGGAACTCAGCAACTTCGCATCACTAACGTAAGTAGCATTATTGCTAACTCAACTGGTGGTTTTGCTACTATCACTTTTGATAGCACATATAGACTTGCTACTGCATTCGCAACAAACACTTCAGTTAATTCTACAGTAACACGTTACTGGGAATATTATACTGTTGTTAATGGTGCTCCTGTTCAAACTGCATATAATGCTCAGTTTGGTAATACATCAGCCGTTGACGGTATTCACGTTGTAGTTGCCGATAAAAACGGTACGTTCAGTGGTATTCCTGGAACAGTTCTAGAAACATATCAGAACCTTTCACGTGGTACAGATGCTAAAACTGTTGCTGGTCAATCAAACTATTACAAGACAGTAATCAATACTTCATCAGCTTATGTATGGTATCAGCAGGATCGTGCTGGCGCTGTTTCAAATACTGTTGCAAACATTGCTACTTCAACTAACAAAACACCATTTACTCTTCAATTCCAGGCTGGTCAAGATGGTGCTTCAGAAGCAGCAATCGCTCTTTCAGTTGTAACTGCTGGTTATGATTATTATAAGTCAGCAGAAGACGTTGATGTTTCTCTCATCCTTCAGGGTAAGCCAATTGGAACTGGTGGTTCTTACCAGTTAGCTAATTACATTATTGACAATATCTGCGAAACTCGTAAGGATTGTATTGTTCTTATTTCACCAGATGATTCTGTTGTAACAACTAATCCAGGTCTTGAAGCATTATCTCTTGTTAACTGGAGAAATTTAGTTCATGACAGTTCTTATGCTGTTATGGATTCTGGTTATAAGTATCAGTACGATCGTTATAATGACGTATATCGTTATGTGCCAACTAATGGTGACGTAGCCGGTCTTTGTGCTCGTACTGATTCAACTCGCGATCCTTGGTGGTCGCCAGCTGGTTTTAATCGTGGACAAATTAAGAACCTTGTAAGACTTCGTTGGAATCCAAAACAGGGTGATAGAGATATCCTTTACAAGAATGGTATAAACCCAGTAGTATCATTCCAAGGTCAGGGTACTATTCTTTATGGTGATAAAACTCTTCAGTCTAAACCATCAGCTTTCGATAGAATCAATGTCCGTCGTTTGTTTATTGTTCTTGAAAAAGCAATTGCTACTGCTTCTAAATTCTTCTTGTTCGAGTTCAATGATGAATTTACTCGTGCACAGTTTAAGAGCCTTGTAACACCTTATCTTCGTGACATTCAGGGTCGTCGTGGTATTACTGACTTCCTTGTTGTTTGTGATAGCACTAATAACACTGGACAGAGAATTGATGCGAATGAATTCTGGGGAGATATCTATATTAAGCCAGCTCGTTCTATCAATTTCATTCAGTTGAATTTCGTTGCTGTATCTACTGGTGTTCAATTCTCCGAAATTGTCGGCAAGTTTTAATAAATAATTAAAATCCATTAAGGAGAAAAAAGATGGCATCAGGATTTAATATTAGTACCTTTAAGACAAGAGGTCTTACATTAGGTGGCACTCGTCCTACACTTTTCGAAGTGTATTTAACACCACCAACAGGAATTGGAGCTGATCAGAATTCGCAGGATAAGTTTCGTTTTACTTGTCGTGCAGCTTCTCTTCCAGCTGCAACAATTCAGTCTATTGACGTTGGCTACTTTGGTCGTAAGATTAAAGTTCAGGGCGATAGAACATTTGCTGACTGGCAGGTAACAGTAATGAACGACGAGGATTTCCTCGTTCGTTCTATGTTTGAAAAGTGGTCAAACGCTCTCAATAGAATGGAATCAAACGTTCGTGATCCTAACTTCTCAACTGATGAAAATTCATATAAAGTTGATATGGATGTTCTTCAGTATGGTAAAGATGGTTCTTTAATTCGACAGTATACTATTATCGGTGGTTTCCCAACAGATATTTCTGAAATCGCTCTTGATTGGGATACAACTAACCAAATTGAAACATTTACTGTTAGATTTGCTTATGACTATTGGCTCCCAACAGTTGAAGATGTTAATGCTTATAATGATGATGCTACAAGCCCATCTTCTACGTAAACTATATAATAGTAACATATTGAATTAGTTTGTTATTAGAGAGGGGTACCTAGCCCCTCTCTTATTTGAAGGAAAAGAAATGCAATTATTCGGTTTCGAATTTAAACGTAAAGTTGATTTAGATGTTGCACCGTCGTTCGCTCCAAAAGAGCAAGAAGATGGTGCAGTAGTTATTGCTGCAGGTGGTAGTTTCGGTACATATGTTGATCTTGATGGTACAGTAAGAACAGAAGCTGAATTAGTTACTAAATATCGTGAAATGGCATTGCAACCAGAAATTGATGCAGCTGCCGACGAAATCGTTAATGAAATGGTAAGCCTTGATGAAAAAGATTTAGTTGAAATTCAATTAGATAATTTGCCAGCTCTACCAGAGACTATTAAGAAAAAAATTCGTGAAGAGTTCGAAAGTTGTTTGAATCTAATTGATTTCCGTAAACATGCTTATGAAATTATGCGTCGTTGGTACATTGATGGCCGTTTGTATTATCATGTTATTATTGATGACAAAGATCCACAATCAGGTATTAAAGAACTTCGTTACGTAGATCCTCGTAAAATTCGTAAAATTCGCGAAATTGCCAAGCGTAGAGCTAAAGGTGGTATGGATCATGGCGAATCAATCATTCCAAAAACACAAAATGAATATTATATTTTTAATGATAAAGGATTTAACTACGGCAATAAAGTTACTGGTCCAACAACTACAGGATTACGTATTGCTAAAGACTCTATCCTTCATGTTACATCAGGATTAACTGATACTCAGGGAACCATGGTTCTCTCTTATCTACACAAAGGTATCAAGGCTCTTAATCAGCTACGTACTCTTGAAGATGCGCTTGTTATCTATCGCCTCGCACGTGCACCCGAGCGCCGTATCTGGTATATTGACGTTGGTAACCTTCCTAAGATGAAGGCAGAACAGTATGTTCGTGATATCATGGTCAAGCACAAAAACCGCTTGATCTACGATGCCACGACAGGCAACATTCGTGATGATCGTAAGTTCATGACGATGCTAGAAGACTTCTGGTTTCCTCGCCGTTCTGATGGTGGTGGTACTCAGGTAACAACATTACCTTCAGGTCAGAATCTAGGCGAACTAGCAGATGTTGAATATTTTGAAAAGAAACTTTATCAATCGCTAAACGTTCCTGTATCACGTATGATCAGCGACTCTGGTTTCAAT